CTCACGCAGGGATTAAATCCCGTTTTAACAAAGGTGTTAAACCATGGCGCTAACAGACAAGAAGCGCCGATTCGCTGAAGCGCTCAGGTCGGGCGCCTCGAATCGGGACGCAGCTATTGCTGCAGGCTACAGCGAGAAGACCGCATCACAGTCCGGCTCCAGGCTGGCAAAAGATCCGGACGTGCTGGCTCACATTGGCCGCAAGGAAGCTGTGGTGGAAGCTCAACAGCAGGCCAAGGCCGAAGGCAGGCCGACCAGCCTGGATGCGATCTCACGCACCTACGACGACCCGAAGGACTTTCTCCGGGCCGTGATGAATTACGCCGGCGAAGATATGAAGTTGCGGGTGGACGCGGCCAAGGTGCTGATGCCTTATGAGCACGCCAGGCCGGGCAAGAAGGGCAAGAAAACCGAGCGGCAAGAGCGCGCCGAGAAAGTCGCCAGCAAGTTCTCCGGCCTGCGGTCGGTCAAGTGACACCGGCATGGAGTACCGCCTGCCCAGATTGGGAGGCGAGGCTCAAGAATCGGCAGAGCATCATCCCGCCGCCTATCTTCGAGGCTGAGGCAGAGCTGGCGCTGTCTGTGTTCAAGCAGCTGCGCATACCTGACCTGCCGGGAAAGCCCGCGTTTGGCGAGTGCTCCGAGCCATGGGTGTTCGACTTTGTTGCATCCGTATTCGGCGCATACGACACCGAAAGCAAGCGGCAACTGATTCGTGAGTTCTTTCTGCTCATTGCAAAAAAAAATACGAAAGCGCTTGCTCTTGACACGCCAATTCCTACGCCGTCCGGCTGGACAACAATGGGCGATCTTGCTGTCGGGGATACCGTGTTCGGTGCAGACGGGAAGCCGTGCCGGGTGGTGGGTGAGAGTGATGTATTTACAGATCACAAATGCTACGAATTGACCTTCAGCAACGGGCAGAGGGTTGTGGCGGATGCCGGTCATCTATGGGTCACATCCTCGCTGCTAGACCATCTGCCTAGAAACAAGGGCGGCGAGGCATACAGAGTTCGCACGACGCAACAGATCGTGGACACGCTGCGCCGAAAAGATGGCGCAGCTTCCCATAGCATGCTGATGCCTGAGCCCATCGAGTGTGAAGAGAAGTCGCTACCGATCAAGCCATACACGCTTGGCGCATGGCTTGGAGATGGGCACACAGACTGTGCGCGCATCACCACCATGGACGGCGAGATACTGAGCGCTATTGAGGGAGAGGGGTATAAGACCAGGTTTGTTGCCAATAATGGTAGTAAGGCCAGCACATACTATATCGGGCTTCCCGAAAGCGGCACGTGTCGTCGTGGCCACCTGTATTCTGAGCACGGCACGGTGAGCGCAAACGGCCGCACCAGGTGCCTGCAATGCGAGCGCCAACTAGACAAGCAAAAGCGTACCGGAGAAGAACCTGACGCTATCGTTTGCCGGAACTTCCAAGAGCTTCTTCGTAAGGCTGGCGTGCTTGGCCGCAAGCACATCCCCGAAGAGTACCTGCGAGGATCAAAGGAGCAGCGCATCAGGCTGCTGCAGGGCTTGCTGGACACAGACGGCGGGATAAACTCGAAAGGCGACAATATCGTTTTTTCATCATCCAGCCGGCAGCTTGCGGAGGGCGTGGGGGCGCTTTTAAGCACGCTTGGTATTAAGTTTTCGCTCACTGAGCGCAAGACGTCGATCCGTGGGAAGTTCTCCGGAACTTCGTTTTACGTCCAATTTAACTGCTTTGTTGATGATGTGCAGGCGTTCACCTTGCCTCGGAAGCTGAACAGAATGCGTAGGCGTAGCGATTTAAAGGTGAGCGTTCCCAGAAGTCGGCGCGTACAGATTGTTGATGCAGTCGAGATCAAGCCGGTTCCAGTCAAATGCATTGCCGTTGATTCGCCAGACCACCAGTTTCTGTTTGGAGAGACGATGCTGCCGACGCACAACAGCACTCTCTGCGCTGGAATTATGCTGACGGCGCTGATCATAGGCGAGCGCGAGGAAGAAGAGCACCTGATCCTTGCCCCGTCAAAAGAGGTCGCAGACAACGCTTTCAAGCCTGCTGCGGGCATGGTGCGGTGTGATGATGAGCTGAGTGAGCTGATGCACGTTCAGGATCACATCAGGACCATCACGCACCGGGTGAGCAAAGCGTCACTGAAGGTGGTGGCGGCCGATACTGATGCGGTATCGGGCAAGAAAGCCGGCCGCATCATGATCGACGAGCTGTGGGTTTTCGGCAGCAAGGCAAGTGCCGAGTCCATGTTCATGGAGGCCACCGGCGGCCAGGTATCGCGTGATGATGGCTGGATCATCTGGCTGACTACGCAAAGTGACAAGCCCCCGGCGGGAGTATTCAAGGACAAGCTGCAATACTTCCGCGACGTGCGGGACGGGATCATTGATGACCCGAAGGCGCTGCCGGTCATCTACGAATACCCGCAGGAGATGGTTGAGTCGAAGGCGTATCTCGACCCCAGCAACTTCTACATTGCGAACCCGAATATTGGTCGCTCGGTCAGTTCCGAGTGGATCAGCGATCAGCTGAAGCGATACGAAGGCAAGACTGACGGTTCGTTTCAGCAGTTCATTGCCAAGCATCTCAACATCGAGATTGGACTAAACTTGCGCTCCGACCGCTGGGCCGGTGCAGACTATTGGGAAGATGCCGCGATACCGTGCGAGCTTCACGATCTTCTAGAGCGCTCCGAGGTGGTGGATATAGGCATTGATGGTGGCGGCCTGGACGATTTGCTGGGCATCTACCTGATAGGTCGCGAAAAGGACACCCAGCGAAAGCTGGGGTGGGGCTACGCCTGGGCTCATCCTTCAGTGCTGGAGCGTCGAAAGGAGATTGCACCGGCGCTTCAGGATTTTGCCAATGATGGCCACCTCACCTTGGTTAAAAGGGTGGGCGAGGACGTGGACGAATTGGCAGACATTGCTGAGCAGGTGCATGAGTCTGGCTTGCTGGACAAGATTGGTTGCGACCCCGCTGGTATCGGCACGATTCTGGACAAGCTGGAAGAGCGCGACATCCCCAAAGATAAGTTGGTGGCAGTTAGCCAAGGGTGGAAGCTGGGCGGCGCGATCAAGACGGCAGAGCGCTGGCTTGCTGATGGTTCTTTCGCGCCCGCTGACCAGCCAATGATGGCTTGGTGTGTGGGGAACGCAAAAGTTGAACCCAGGGCAAACTCGATTTTGATTACCAAGCAGGCCAGTGGATCTGCTAAGATAGACCCGCTGATGGCCATGTTCAACGCCGTTACGCTGATGGCCCTAAACCCAGATGCTGCAACAAAGAAATATCAAATGTTTGTGCTAGGATAGATCGGGCAGGAGATCGTACCAATGAAGGTAGAAAAGGCCTACAGCACGCTGGTCATTAAGGCGGTTGATGAAGATGCCCGAGAGATCAGGGGCATTGCCAGCACGCCCGGCACGGACCGCATGGATGATGTTGTTGAGCCGTCCGGTGCGGAGTTCTCTTTGCCCATTCCTCTGTTGTGGCAGCACCGCCACGCAGAGCCGATTGGCCAGGTGGTCAAGGCGTCGGTAACAGACAAGGGCATAGAGGTTGTTGCTCGGCTAGTTGCTCCTACGGCGGACATGCCAGCAGCGATGACCGCTCGACTGCAGGAAGCATGGCATTCAATCAAGACCGGCCTTGTTCGAGGACTGTCCATCGGGTTTAACCCGAAAGAATACAGCTTTATGGATAACGGTGGCATTCACTTTTTGAAGTGGGACTGGACTGAGCTGTCCGCGGTGACAATCCCGGCGAACGCCGAGGCCACCATCACCGCAATCAAATCATTCGACCAGGAGCAGCGCGCCGCGTTTGGCAAGAAGGCCGCTCCTGTTGTTCGTGTACCAACTGCCGGCGCTTCGGCAATCAAAAGCAAACCAATCAAACCGAAGCCCCAGGAGGGCAAGAGTATGAAAACTATTGCAGAGCAACTGGCCGGCTATAATGCCGCCAAAGAAGAGAAGACCGCCCGCATGGCGGAGATCATGAAGGCGGCCGGTGATGAGGGTGTGACCCTTGACGCTGAGCAGACCGAAGAGTTTGACACTCTGGAGGCCGAAGTCGAGGCGCTGGAGAAACACATCTCTCGTCTACAGAAGATGGAAAAGGCTATGGTCAAAACCGCCAAGCCGGTTGCTGACGATCTGCGAAACACTGGCGACGTAACCAAAGCTATTCCCGTTCGCGCTAAAAACACTCAGAAGCTTGAGCCTGGTGTTGCTTTCGCTCGTGCTGCTAAGTGCCTGGCCCTCGGCCACCTTGAGCACCGTGATGCAATCCAGATTGCCAAGAGCCTGTACGGCGACCAAGAGCAGATCGTTCGCGCTACTGAGCGCTTGGTGACAAAGGCCGCTGTTCCCGCTGCCACCACCACTGATAGCACCTGGGCTGGCCCGCTGGTAGGTGACGAGGGCAGCGTGTTTGCCGATTTCGTCGAGTACCTGCGTCCGCAAACCATCTTGGGCCGATTTGGCCAGGGCGGCGTCCCAAGCCTTCGCCGTGTTCCGTTCCGCGTTCCGCTGGTAGGTCAAACCTCTGGTGGCGATGGCTACTGGGTTGGCGAAGGTCAGGCCAAGCCGTTGACCAAGTTTGATTTCAGCCGCACCACGCTGGAGCCTCTGAAAGTAGCAAACATTGCGGTGGCCACGATGGAGGTGGTTCGTGATTCCAGCCCGTCCGCTGACATCATCATCCGCGACCAGTTGGCCGCCGCGCTGCGCGAGCGCCTGGACATCGACTTCATCGACCCGACCAAGGCGGCTGTCCCTGGAGTGTCCCCGGCGTCGATCCTGAACGGCGTCAATGGCACCCCCTCCAGCGGCAATGATGCGGATGCAGTGCGCAGCGATATTCGCGCACTGTTTGGTGCGTTCATCGCGGCGAACAACGCTCCGACCTCCGGCGTGTTCATCATGCAGGCGACCACTGCTCTGGCGCTGTCCCTGATGCAGAACCCGCTCGGTCAGGCGGAGTTCCCCGGCCTGAGCATGACTGGCGGCGTGCTGTTCGGTCTGCCCGCCATTGTTTCCGAGTACGTGCCGGACGGCATTGTGGCTCTGGTCAATGCGAGCGACATCTACGTTGGCGATGAGGGCGGCATTGATCTGTCTATGTCCACCGAGGCGAGCTTGCAGATGGACAACGCGCCGGACAACCCGAGCACCGACGAGACCGTGATGGTCTCGCTCTGGCAGCGCAACCTCGTTGGCTTCCGTGCGGAGCGGGCTATCAACTGGGCGCGTCGCCGTGCAAGCGCCGTAGCGTATCTCACGGGCGTTGAGTGGGGCGCTCCCGAATCGGAAGGCGGTACCGGCTAAGCGAGTCGCCTAGTTCAAGGGGCTGCCTTCGGGCGGCCCCTTCTTCAAGATGACTCGAGGGAAAAACATGAAGGTTATCTTTACGCACAAGAATGGTCGCGAGCAGCCCATGCAGCGCCGCTACGCCGACATCTTGCAGAAGCTCGGTCGCGGGACGTATATTACTCGCGACATGCAGGCTCAGGCGCTACGAGACGATGAGGAGCTGTCCCGACTCCGGGCTGAATATCAGGAACTTGTCGGCAAGCGCGCATTCCATGGCTGGGATGCCGACCAGTTGCGCGAAAAAATCGCCGAATTCAGTCAGGGTGGCGAGTAATGCAATGCCCCATATGCTGGGCCAACACGGTCGGGTTTATCGGCAGCGATTGCCGGTGCGCGACTGAGACCGACCCTGACCCGCCTGTGAATGGAGTCACCGTTGACGGTGTACTAGTCACTCATCAAGGCGAGATCGTCACCCATACGGAGTAAATCATGGCGGAACTATCAACATTGGGGCACGTTATTAAGGCGGCCTACGAAGGCCAGCCGAACACCAACGCATTCACTGATCCGGAAAAGGCGAAGCTGAGCGGCCTGTCCGATCTGGCAACATCTGGGCAGTGGGCTGACATTGGCGGCAAGCCTGCGTTCATCGCGGCGGGCGCTAGCGAAGAGGAAGCGCGGCAGGCTATTGGTGCCCTGTCTGCGTCTTTGCTCGGTGCAGCCGATGGCGTTGCTCAGCTGGACGGCGCTGGCACGGTCCCGCTGTCGCAGCTCAATCTTGAGGGTTTGGCCTACAAAGGGCTGTGGGACGCGGACAGCAATACCCCAGCTATCTCGGATGGGGTGGGCGAAGATGCGGATTTCTACTTTGCCTCATCTAGCGCCACGGTGGATCTTGGCAGCGGCCCTGTGGAGTTCATTGAGGGCGATATCGTCATCTACTTCGATGGCGTGTGGTCGCGTCTTGGCTCCACGCAGATTGTCCAGTCTGTAAACGGCCAGATTGGCAACGTCGAGATCACGCGGCAGTCGCTGGGCGCCATGCCGGATGACTACCAGCCAACGTGGGACGACGTGCAGAACAAGCCGAACATCCCTGCTATGCGCGGCTCTATCGGCCCTGCTATTCCGGCACTTCGCGTCCCTCTGGTTGACATTCAGTCGATACCTAACGCGACACGCACGAAGGTCACGCAGTGGGGCGGCGGATACGATCAGTTCAACATTCGCTCAGGCGGTGACTTCACGATCCCGCCGTGGGCCGCGTATGCGCGTGTGACCTGCTCTGTCGTTTGCTGGGACTTGAGCGCAAATAACTACCTGCACCTTCAGTTGAGCCGCAACGGCGGTGCCGTCGCTACTGGCGTGGCACGTGGCATGGACACGGCGCAATTCCCGGTGGCAAGCGCGGATACCGGAATCATGGGCGTGTCGGGCGGCGACATCTTCACCGTCAATGTGATGCACAACTACGGCAGCTCCCGCAACATCACGAACACCGGCGGCACGATGATCAACATCGAGCTATTCGAGAGCGTTTAAATGCTGAAACGACTGTTCAGGAAGCGCGAAGAAAAGGCCGCTCAGCCCGTTCCACACCGTGGCGGCTGGCGCACCATCTTCGAGCCGTACACCGGCGCGTGGCAGCGCAACGATGAGATAAAGGTGGGCGATCTGCGGTCGTTTTTCGCTATCTATTCGTGCATCACTCTGATCGCTGGTGATATATCGAAACTGCGCGCTCGAGTGATGGCGGTGGACACCGATGGCATCATGGTTGAGCGCAACACTCCGCAGGCACTGAGGCGTCCGAACCGGTATCAGAACCACATCCAATTTAAGCAGTGGTGGGAGACCTCCAAGCTCAGCCAGGGCAACGCCTACGGCCTGAAGCAGCGCGATCGCAGTGGCAACGTGGATGCGATCTACATTCTCGACCCTTGCCGCGTGGTGCCGCTGGTGGCTGACGATGGCAGCGTTTACTACGAGCTGAGCACGGACACGCTTAACGGCATCGAAGAAGCCACGCTAACCGTCCCGGCGTCCGAGATCATCCATGACCGTTACCAGCCACAGTACCATCCGCTGATCGGTGTCAGCCCTATCGCTGCGGCCGCGCTGTCTGGCCGGCTTGGTCTGCGCATCCAGAAAGACTCAGAGACGTTCTTCGGCAACGGTGCTCGCCCGGGTGGCATCCTGTCGGCCCCTGGGGCTATCAGCGACGAGACGGCCAGCCGACTCAAGAAACACTGGGACGAGAACTACACCGGAGATAACAGCGGTCGGGTGGCGGTGGTCGGCGATGGCCTGAAGTACGAGCCGATGCGCGCAAAGTCCGTGGATTCCCAGCTGGTGGAGCAGTTGAACCTGTCGGCCAAGGTGGTCTGTTCGTGCTTCCATGTGCCGCCGTTCAAGATTGGACTCGACAGCCTGCCCGCAGGCAAGGTTGAGGAGATGAACCTGATCTACTACTCGGACTGCCTGCAAGTGCTCATTGAGGAATTCGAGCAGTGCATGACGGATGGATTGGGCCTGCCGGAGCGGCAGAGTGTAGAACTGGACATCGACTCGCTATGGCGCATGGACTCCGAGAGCAAGTTCCGCATGCTGAGCGAGGCCATCAAGGGCGTGATGGCGCCCAACGAGGCGCGCCGCCGGGTGAACCTCAAGCCGGTAGAGGGCGGTGACTCTGTATACATGCAGCAGCAGAACTTCAGCCTTGAGGCGCTGGCGCGGCGCGATGCCCAGGCCGACCCATTCTCGACTGCCCAGCCCGAGCCCGCCCCTGTGCCGCCGGCGGAGCCAGAGGAAGACCAGACAAGGAAATTGGAGGCCGAGCTTTTCATGCTCAAGGCCCTGAAAGCAACGAGAGAGGCCATCCATGATTGATCCTGTAGAGTTCGGCAAGCAGATGGCTGCCATTGTGCGAGAGGCTACAGCCCCGCTAGTCGAGCGAATTGCTGAGCTGGAGAAGGCTCTGTCTGATGCTCCTGCCCCCGCTGCCCCCGAGATTGATGTAGGGGCAATTGCCAAGGCTGCTGCTGAATTAATCCCTGCCCCGAAAGACGGCAAGTCAGTCACAGCAGACGACGTAAGACCCATCCTGGCCGAGATGGTCGATTCCGCAGTAAATGCGATCCCCGTGCCCAAAGACGGCAAAGACGGCAAAGACGGCACTGACGGAAAAGACGCCGATATGGCTGAGTTGAAATTGCACCTGGCCGAGCTGGTAAAGCATGTTAATCTGCCCACCTCGCCGTCAGTAGATGAGGTCGCCGCAGTGTTCGAGCGGAGATTTTCTGACCTCACATTGAGCTGGGAGAGGCAGGCCCGCGATACGTTTGAGAGGGCCGTTGATCGTATGCCGGTGCCTAAGGATGGGCGCGATGCACTGCCGCTTGAGTCGTTCGACCTGACGCTGAGCGAGGACGGCCGAACGCTGACCGTCAAGATGCAGGCAGCAGATGGCGTGGTCGAGAAGTCTATCCGCGTCGCAAGCATCATTGACCGAGGCATATACAAGGCCGCATGCGACTATGAGAAGGGCGACGCCGTGACTCATGGCGGCAGCCTTTGGATTGCCCAGCAGGACGCCCCCGAAGGAGCGCCTGGCATGGGCGGCAAGGGCTGGCGCCTGGCCGTGAAGAAAGGCCGGGATGGCAAAGACCTGCGTGATAACTCTTCTACTGCCGACACCACAAAGGGAGTGAGCGTAAAATGAACCTGATCACTCTGGAAGAGGCCAAGGCGCATCTGCTGGTAGATCACGATGACGATGACTCCGACATTGAGCGCAAGCTACAAGAGGCGTCCGCTGCCGTGCTGACGTACCTTGACGGCGCGCCCATTGGGCAGCCTAAGCGTGATGAGCAAGGTGCAATCCTGCGCACACCCGAAGGCGAGGTTGATTACCTGCGCGACGGCGACGAGCTGGTCGTCCGGTATGAGATCAAGGCCGCCGTCAAGCTGCTACTGGGCGAGCTGTACAAGCACCGAGAGGCCGAGCAAGACGGCGAGATGCCCCACCAGTATGGGTATGGTTACCTGCCGCGCCCAGTGGTGGCCCTGCTGTATCCGTTGCGCAAACCGGCGTTCGCATAATGGCTCTGTCAGCAGGCCGGCTACGGCACCGCATCCGGATTGAGAAGCCGGGCTACACACAAGACCCGATCACCGGCGAGATGGTTCTGAGCTGGGAGCTGGTGGCGGATAAAGTGCCGGCTGCCATCGAGCCGCTGAGTGCGCGAGAGCTTATTGCCGCGCAGTCGGTCCAGTCGCAGGTCACTACGCGGATCGTCATCCGTCGCCGGACGATCGACGCATCCATGCGCATCATCCATCGCGGTCGGATTTACAACATACACGGCGTTCTGGCTGACCCGGAAAGCGGTCTGGAGTACCTGACGCTGCCGTGTAGCGAGGGGGTGAATGATGGCTGATGGCGTGCAATTCTCGCTGATCGGGTTCGAAGAGGTCATCCGCAAGATGAACGGCATGCCCGTCAAGATTCGCAACAGCGGCGCGCGCAAGGCGCTTAGCGTCGCGGCCAACATCGTGTCCAGGGCTGCCCGGAAGAATGCCGAGCGCGTGGATGATCCCGAGACGGGTCGCCGCATCCGCGACAATATAGGCAAGAGAACTCGAAGCAGGCACTTCCGCCAGACGGGTGACTCGATGGTTTCCGTTGGTGTTCTTACCCTGCGCGGCCCGATCCCGAAAGGCAACCCGGACACAGGCAGGCGAGGCAATACGCCGCACTGGCACCTGGTTGAGCTAGGCACCGAGCGGGCGCGAGCGCAGCCATTTTTGCGCCCGGCGCTGGCCGACAACATAGGCCCGGTGACGGACAAGTTCGCCTCCGAGCTGGACAAAGAAATCGAAAAGGCGCTGTCAGAGCTATGAACTCGCCGCCCATCTTCTCCATCTGCGCTGCCGACCCCGGCGTGACCGCGCTGCTGGGCACCAGCCCGGTACGCCTGTTCATGTTCGGCATGGCTCCGCAAAACATCCAGAAGCCATACGCCGTATGGCAGGTTATCAGCGGATCGCCTGAAAGCTATCTGGCAGGCCGCCCGGATACCGATCAACATTTGCTACAGATTGATGTTTATGCTGACAATGCCAGTGAGGCCCGAACAGTGCTCGCCGCCATAGTGCATGCTGTAGAACTGCACAGTTATGTTGTAAGATATGGGGGCGAAAGCCGAGACAGCGAGACGTTAAATTATCGTTCCAGTATGGACGTCAGCTGGCACACTTATCGTTGATTTAAGTCGTCCCTAGCCACGTCGTGAGACGCCGCGAAGGGGCGCACCAACAGCAGGGTGGGTCCTGTTGTGTATTTACCGTCGTGAGACGGCACGTTCCAACCCTTGGAGAAACATTATGGCTATTTTGACACAAGGCACCCAGGTCTACGTGCTGGCTCCAACCGCCGCTGACCCGGAAACATTCGAAGTCTTGGAGATCGAGTGTGCTACCGCATTCACACCTGGCGGCAACCCGGCTGACCAGATCGAGACCACTTGTCTGAGCGACACCGTGCGCAGCTACCTGCGCGGCCTGAGGACGCCCGGACAGGCATCACTGACTATCAACGCCGATCCACGCAACGACTCCCACATCCGACTGCACGAGCTGTCCGAAGACGACAGCATCGAGGATCTGGCGTGGGCTGTGGGCTGGTCGGACGGCACTGGCATCGACCCGTCGGCCGTTGTTGCAGGCTCGATTTCGAACATCGACATCACCAACCCCGGCAGCGGCTACACCACCGCTACGGTCGCCATCACTGGCGGCGGCGGTGCTGGTGCGACTGCAACCGCAACGGTGGAAGCAGGCGAGATCACGGCCATCACGATCACTAACGCGGGCAGCGGCTACACCTCGGCCCCGACTGTCACAATCACCGGCGACGGCGACGACGCAACCGCTACCGCCACCGTAACCTCTGATGAAATGGACTGGGATCTGCCCGACACCCGGACGTGGTTCACGTTCCGTGGCTACGTGTCGGACTTCCCGTTCGACTTCGCGGCCAATACCGTGGTGACCACCGATGCGACCATCCAGAGGTCCGGCGGCAGCGCTTGGATTCGTAAGGCCACATAAGGACCTATCATGCAGCTGAGCATTGACAGTCTAAAAGAAATGGGCGCCTTCACCGGCGCCCCCATTGAGAAAGAAGTGACGTGGAAGCAGGGCGACCAGGAACTGACCGCTACCGTCTACGTCCGGCCGCTGTCATACCTGTCCGCCAAGTCCGACCTGCTCGCCATGGGCGGCAAGGGCGACGCAATAGCGGGTCGCATCGCCGCCAGCATCTGCGATGCCGAGGGAAAGCCGGTATTCACTCCCGAGGACATCACCGGAGAGGCTGATCCAGATCGAGGTCCGCTTGACGGCAACCTGACCATGGCGCTGCTGCAAGTGATTGGCGAGGTAAATGGCATGGGAAAGCCGACGAGCTGACCGACGAGGACGAACTCTGGCATGAGCTGGTGATGTGCGGTATCGGCGGCCGCACTATCGCTGAGGCGCAGCAGCGCATGAGCTACCCGGAGTTTTTGCGATGGGCCAAGTATCGGGCCAAGCGCGGCAGCCTGAATCTTGGGCTGAGGGTTGAGCGCGGGTCAGCTCTGCTGGCGACTATGTACGCCAATGCGCATCGAGGCAAGGATTCCGCGCCCTATGACCTGCACGACTTTGCTCCATATCACGACCAGCCTGTGCTGACGCTTGAGTCTGCAATGAAAGACTGGGCATAACAGGAGATATAAATGTCCCGCAAATCGCTTGGCACCCTTACGCTCGACCTCGTGGCCCGTACAGGTGGTTTTGTTCAGGGCATGAGCAAGGCTGAGCGTGAGTCAGCGAAGTGGCGGCGGCAGGTTGAGAGGGATCTCAAGAAAGTAAGCGCCGACCTCCAGAGGACTGCGAAAGTCGCCGCTGGGGTCGTGGCCGCTGGTGGCGCGGCTATTGCCGCGATGACCAAGAAAGGGCTGGATGCGGTATCAACTCAGGCGACACTAGCGCGCTCTCTCGATACCACATTTGATTCCGTCACGGCGTTGCAGCTGGCGTTTTCGGATGCAGGTATAGATAACTTCGAGGCGTCGGTTAACCGCCTTAATCGGAGGTTGGGTGCGGCAGAGCTTGGGCGAGGCGCCGCCCTTCAGGCCGTCAAGGAGCTGAAGCTAGATCTACAAGAGCTGGCGAACGTAGAGGCGGACGAGCGGCTAGCGATAATTGCCGACCGCATTCAGGAGGTTTCCACCAACTCGCAAACAGCAGCCCGCTATGCGCAGGACTTGGGCTTTGAGCAGCGGGAAGCTGCCCAGTTTTTCATGCAGGGCGGCGATGCAATTCGCGCTTACCGGAAAGAAGTCGACGACTTCGGCCTAGCGCTCAGCGCCATTGATGCGACCAAAGTTGAGTTGGCCACAGCTGAGTTTCAGCGCACAGGCCGTATATTTACGGCGATAAACCAGCAGCTGGCTGTTCAGGTTGCCCCCCTGCTCGGAAGCATTAGCGGGCTCCTGCTGGATACCGCTAGAGACGCTGGCGGCATGGGCGACGCGATTGAGTCGGTCTTCGATCGCGCAGTGATCGCAGGGATAAACACCGCGTCGTCCGTTCGTTCCGTGTTCAACCAGATTCAGGATAGCGTCGAGGACGTTTGGTCAGGGTTCCAGGCTCTCCCCCCGTGGGCGCAGGAGGTTGGAATCGCTGGGGCACTGATCGGCGGGAAAAAAGGAATCCTTGTGGTGGCGGCGCTCAGCAAGGCCGCCGAGGACACTAAGGTCACAGCGGCGTGGTTTGCCGCCATGACGGAGGGTGATGTTGGGTTTTATGAGTGGTTAACGTCTGGCAATGCTGAAGCAAAAGAGCGGCTGAAAGAGCTTGGCTATGACATTGATGAGATAAAAGCAAAAGCCGAAGGCCCGTCTATTATAGGCTCCCTTTTCGGCCCGCGAGAGGACGGTGACGAATGGGCCGATGAAATGATTGCCCGCTACCGCCGGATACAAGACGAGGCAAGAGCTGCGGCTGAGGAGGCTCTGGAGTCGCAGCGCAAGCTCCGAGACTCCAGCGGCACGGGTGGGGCTCTGGTTGACTCGGAAGGAATCGAGAGGGAGATCAGTGCTCTGGAGCGCGCCGCCGCCACATGGGGCATGTCTGCCAATGAGGTCAAGCTTTATGACATGACCGTGCAGGGCGCGACTGACTCACAGTTGGCTCACGCCCAGGCGATTATGCGAAACATCGAGGCCATGGAGCGAGAGGCCGAAGCCAGAAGGAAAGTCATCGAGGAGCAAAAGCGCATCGACGAGCAGGTCGCTGGTGTCCTTGACTTCCTCAAGGCTGAGGAGGAGCGCCTAGCTGATTCTTACGAGGAGCGGCGACGAATCATTGTCGAGAGCAGCATTCTTGCCGAGGAAGAAAAAGCCGCCGCAGTCCTTGCGCTCAACGAAAGGCTCAATGCAGACATGATGGCGATGGAGCATGCCCGCCAGTCGGCAATGCTTACCAGTTACGGGACGCTATTTGACAGTATCGGCGGCCTGGCAGAACAGTTTGCAGGCGAGCAATCAGGGATTGCCCGTGCAATGTTTGCAGTATCAAAAGCGTTTGCCATCGCAGACGCCATTGTGAAGATCCAGCAGGGCATAGCATCCGCTGCAGCCTTGCAGTTCCCGGCCAACATACCGGCCATGGCCAGCGTGGCGGCCGCAACCACCGGGATAGTATCGACCATCCAGAGCACTCAGATGCAGGGCATGGCCCACGACGGCATCGACTCAGTACCCAAGACCGGCACCTGGCTGCTGGAAAAGGGCGAGCGGGTGGTGACCAGTGAGACCAGCGCAAAGCTGGACAGGAAGCTGGACATGATCCAGCCCGGCGGCGGTGGGGGCGGCATTACGATCCATGCGCCGGTCACGGTCGAGGGTCAGCCCGGCATGACTGCGGGAGAAGCTCAGCAGCAGGGCGAGGCGGTGTCGGGAGCGCTGCGTGCGACGATCATCTCGACGCTTGAAAAAGAGTCTCGTCCGGGCGGCATGCTCTGGGGAATGTACGGAGGTGGTCGCTAGTGGAGCTGTTTGACTATTGCGTGCAATCAAAACCGTCCATGCAGGCGACCTTCCGCACCCTTCGCGCAGACTTCGGTGACGGTTACTCACAAGAGGCGGGTGACGGCATAAATACGCTGACGGATAGTTGGTCTATCTCGGTCAGGGGCCGGCTTTCTGGTGTGGTTGGTGACGTTAAGAGCTTCATTGATCGGCACGGCGGATACATGGCCTTCGAGTGGGACGCGCCGGCGGGCGGGCGTAAGCTGTTCAAGTGCCGGGAGGGCTACTCTCTAGCACATGAGTCGCTTGATATTTACACGCTATCTGCCACGTTCGAGGAGGTTCACCAGCCATGACTCTATCAACAGACGTTCAGCGCCTTGAGCCGGGCGACGTAGTGACCCTGTACATCCTTGATGCCGAGGCTATTGGCGCTGAGACTTACCGATTCCACAGCCATGACGCCGCACCCATCATGTGGCAGGGCTTCCAATACGATCCGTGGCCGCTGGAGGCGTCAGGCTTCGAGATGAGCGGCAGCCGCAACCCTACGCCGTCCTTGAAGATGGGCAACGTGGGCGGCTTCATCACGGCGCTGTGCCTGCAGTTCGATGATCTTGTGGGTGCCAAGCTGACCCGCAAGCGGACACTGGCCAAGTACTTGGACGGAATGCCTGATGCAGATCCTGACGAGGAGTTCCCGCCCGAGATCTGGTTCATCGAGCAGAAGACCGGCGAGACCGCTGAGGCTGTCGAGTTCGAGCTGGCCAGCGCCATGGACTTCCAGGGCGTTCAGCTGCCTCGGAGGCAGATCATCGCGAACCACTGCCCTTGGCGGTACCGGTCAGCCGAGTGTGGCTATACCGGGACTCCGGTGGCAGACGAGTTCGACATCATCACTGCCGATGCAGCCCGCGACAAATGCGGCAAGCGGCTCCAGAGCTGCAAGCTGCGCTTTGGTGAGCATGGACAACTTTCGTTTGGCGGATTTCCTGCCGCTGCCCTCACAAGGTGAGCGCATGAGATTGCCAGTAGCGGCCAAGCGCCATGCCGAGTCCTGCTATCCGGTGGAAAGCTGCGGCCTGATCGTGGATGGCAAATACCGACCGTGCCGCAATATCGCAACCACACCGTCAGAGCACTTCGTCATTGACCCTGCAGACTACAAGGCCGCGATGCGAGATGGAGGGGTGCAAGCCGTCATCCACAGCCACCCAGACTACCCGGCCACGCCGAGCATTGCTGATCGTGTCGGCTGCGAAGAATCGGCGCTGCCTTGGGCAATCATCCCGGTGGATCAGGGCAAGGCCGGCAAGCACGTCTGGATCAAGCCGGAGGGCTGGCAAGCGCCGCTGATCGGGCGTGAGTTCGTCCATGGGGTGCATGACTGCCTGAGTATCATTCTTGACTTCTACCAGCGTGAGATGGGCATTGACTTTGGCAGCTACGACCGCGAGGACGGCTGGTGGGATCAGGGCAAGGACTACTACCGCGAGCTGCTTCCGGAGGCGGGCTTCCGGGTAGTCACGGAGCTGCGCCACGGCGACGTTGTTCTGATGCAGATACGCGCCCCGGTCCCGAACCACGCCGGTATCTACCTTGAAACCGGGGTGCTGGCTTCCGAGCCAGAGCATTACCCGGCTCCCCAATCAATCCTCCATCACCTGTACGGGCGCGACTCCAGGCGTGACCCGTATGGGGGTTATTGGCTGGAAAAGACAGTGAGTGTTTGGCGACATGAAACTCAAGACGATTAGGTTGTACGGCAAGCTCGGCACAAAGTTCGGGCGGGTTCATAAGCTGGCCGTCTCCAGCGCGGCCGAGGCGGTGCGGGCGCTGTGTGTGGTGCTGCCAGGGTTCGAGTCACACCTCGCCAACGCCCCGGGCGGCTACGCGGTGTTCTATGGTCGGGAGAACCTTCAAGCGGATCAGCTGGCCCACCCGTCTGGCAAGGATGATATCCGTATCGCACCGGTGCCAGCAGGTGCAAAGAGCGGCGGCATCTTCGCCGTGGTGACCGGGATCGTGCTGATTGCGGCTGGCGTATTCACCTTCGGCTCCACCTCTGCGATGGGCATGGCGATGATTGCAGGTGGCGCAGGCATGGCCATCGGCGGCGCCATGATGATGCTGTCCCCGCAGGCGCCGGGCACCGCCTCCGGCGACTCCGCAGACAACACCCCCAGCTACGCATTCAACGGCACGGTGAATACTGAGGCGCAGGGCAATCCCGTTCCCTTGCTGTATGGCGAGATGATCGTGGGATCGGCAGTAATTTCAGGCGGCGTATACGCTGAGGACAGAGCATGACGGTGACGATTAAGGGCGCGAAGGGTGGCAGCAAGAAACAGCGCGCACCTCGGGAAGCGCCGGACAGTCTGGTCAGTATTGCCTATGCGCGCCTGCTTGACCTGGTATCTGAAGGAGAGATTGAAGGGCTGGTCAACGGTGCAGCGTCGATCTATCTGGACGAGACGCCGGCAGACCAATTTCCGGGCTTCCGCTGGGAGCAGCGCACCGGCACACAAGATCAGGACTATCTGCAAGGCTTCCCGCAAGTCGAGAATGAGATCAACCTAGGTATCGAGCTCCGTTCTGATGCGCCGTGGGTGCGGTCGATCACCAACCTCGACCTGTCAGCCGTGCGGATTAACTTTGCTCTGCCTCGTTTGACCCGACAGAACCTCGAAAACGGCGACACGCTCGGCTACCGGATCAATTACGCCATCGATGTTGCCGAAGGTGCCGGCCCGTTTGAAGAGGTGCTGAAAGGCGCGTTCAACGGCAAGACTGCCGGAGGTTATGAGCGGTCGGTGCGTGTCGACTTGGAAGGTCGCCCGGCAGGTGGGTGGCGCGTGCGTGTTCGTCGGCTGACGCCCAATAGCGCCTCGTCTGCCATTTCCGACACTACCAACATCAAATCCATCACCGAGATCATTGACGCCAAGTTCCGCTATCCGAACTCGGCTCTGGTGGGCGTTTCCTTTGACGCTGAGACCTTCGGCGGCTCGGTGCCCAAGCGCGGCTATCACATGCGTGGCCGGATCATCCGCGTGCCCAGCAACTACGATCCCGCGACCCGCACGTACACCGGTGTTTGGGATGGCACCTTCAAGCTCTCGTACAGCAACAACCCCGCATGGGTGTATTACGACCTGCTGCTGCATCCTCGCTACGGCCTGGGTGACCGAGTAGATGCCGCCCAGGTGGACAAGTGGGGTCTGTACCAGATCGCGCAGTATTGCGATCAGCTGGTGCCGGACGGCATGGGCGGCATGGAGCCGCGCTTTACCTGCAACCTGTACCTGCAGAAGCAGGCGGACGCATACAAGGTACTGCAAGACATTGCCGCCATATTCCGGGGCATCACCTACTGGGGCGCGGGTCAGGCCGTTGTGTCTGCCGATACCCCGGCTGATCCGGTGTACACCTACACCAACGCCAACGTGATCGGCGGCAAGTTCAGCTACAAGGGCAGCAAGCGTTCGACCCGCTACAGCGCTGCCCTGGTCAGCTGGAACGACCCAGCAGACATGTACCGGGCCAAAGTCGAGTACGTGCAGGATGATGACGCGGTAGCGCGGTTCGGCGTGCAGACCACGGAAATCATGGCGTTGGGCTGCACGTCCCAAGGACAGGCGCAGCGGGCGGGCAAATGGGCGCTGCTGACTAACCTGCTGGAGACCGAGACCGTCACATTCTCGGTGGGCCTCGATGGTATCCGCGCGCGCCCTGGGCAGATCATCCGGGTAGCGGACAACGATAGGGCAGGCCGCCGCATTGGTGGCCGCGTGTCGAGCGCTACCCGCTCAGCCATCACCGTCGATAAGGTCGAGGGGGTCGAGGTAGGGGACGAGCTGACTTGTATTCTGCCCGACGGCAACGCGCAAACGCGACCCGTAACAGCCGTGGACGGCAACGAGATCACCGTATCGCCCGAGTTCGACGCGGCCCCGGTTGCACACAGCGTATGGGCATGGGAGTCGCAGACGCTCGCGGCACAGCGCTACCGTATCGTCAGTATCAGCGAATCCGGTCCGCTGGAATACGCAATCACAGCGAGCAAATACGTCGAGGGCAAGCATCAGGCAGTCGATACCGGCGCGATTATCAGTCAGCGCCCGATCACCGCTATCCCGTCTAGCGTTCAGGCGGCGCCCGAGAACATCAGGGCGATCAGCAGCACCATGCTCGAGCAGACCATGGCGGTCACCACCATGATTGTTATGTGGGATGCTGCCGAGGGCGCTACTCGCTATGACGTTGAGTGGCGGCGCGGCGATGGCGCATGGGTCTATGCCGGGCGTACAGGCGGCACGGAGCTGGATGTGGTCGGTATCTACGCCGGCACCTACCAGATCCGCGTGCGCGCCATGAACAGTCTGGACGTTGCTAGTCCTTGGGGCTACAGCGACAGTATCGAGCTTGCTGGCAAGGAAGGCACGCCTCCGGCCCCCGCCTATCTGGGCGCCACCGGCATCATCTTCGGCATCGAACTGCGCTGGGGCTTCCCCGCGGGTGCCGAGGACACGCTGCGCACCGAGATCCAGTACAACACCCAGCCGGCCGAGCAGAACGCTCTGCATCTGGGTGACTACGCATACCCGGCTGACAGCCACACGATGACCGGCTTGAAAGCGGCGCAGGTGTTTTACTTCCGCGCTCGACTGGTAGACCGCACCGGGAACATCGGCCCGTGGTCTGACTGGGTATACGGTCAGTCCAGCGCTGACGCTGACGAGATTCTGGATTACATAGCAGGGCAGATTACCGAGACCGAGCTTGGCCAGCACCTGCGCGAAGAGATCGAGCGCATTGCCGAGATCGACGGCATACAGGTAGCACTGGACGCCATCGAGACCCAGTTGTCCGAGTTGACCGGTGCCGAGGAGTGGGTCCCCGGCAAGCCGTATCCGGAAGGCTCAGTTGTGCGCGACAACGGATCTCTGTACCGCGCAATAGCTGATGCTCCCGCTGATACGCCAGTCAGCGATACCGAGTACTGGGTCAAAATCGGCGACTACTCGTCCATAGGCGACCTTGTTACAGCGCTGGCACTCCAGACAGATCAGCTGACTACGCGGGTTGAAGGCATGGAGTCTCAGGCTGAGTCGGTCAGTACGCTGGTAGCGGCGTCGCGCGGTGAGCGGGCAGATGGGGACAAGGCCGACGCTCTGCGCGGGTGGCAGAGTCAGGCGTCTATCATCGAGTCGCGACGGATCAGTGCGACCGAGGCTGAGGCGAGCGCAGAGCGGGATCTGTTGCTTCAGGCCCAGCTTGGCGACACCAATGCTGCGCTGCTGCAGGAACAGCAGGCTAGGGCAGCTGCTGATACCGCTCTGTCGGAGCAGGTCATATCGCTGCAGGCTACCGTCAATGACGATATCAGCGCAGCAGTTCAGGGGCTGCAGCAGGCGGTGGCTGATGAGGCATCGGCACGGGCATCGGCCATCCAGACGGTGCAGGCGTCCGTCGGCACGGCACAAGACACAGCCGACCAGGCTGCGCAGGAAGCGGGACAGGCGACAGCAGCAGTTCAGACCGTTAGCCAAGCAGTTGCCGATCTGGATGGCGACCTGTCCACCATGTGGTCCGTCAAGCTGCAGGTCAACCAGAACGGCGATTACGTCTATGCCGGCGTAGGTCTGGGCATCGAGAACGGGCCGGGCGGCCTGCAGTCTCAGTTCTTGGTCGAGGCCAACCGGTTTGCGCTGCTCAACACGCTCAATGGCGTGACTACTACGCCGTTCGTGGTCGAGGGCGGGCAGGTTTTCATGAATTCGGCTGTGATCAAGCAGGCGGACATTGTGAATCTGATCGTTACTGGGGTGCTGCAGTCGCCGGATTATGTGCCGGAGACCAGCGGGATTCGGCTGAACTTTGTTACGGGGGAGTTTGAGGTGAATGCAACTGTTCCGGGGCAGGGGAGAACGACGATGACCAACCGAGCAATCAAGGTCTACGACGCGCAGAGCCCACCAAGGTTGCGAGTTCAGCTGGGGGATTTGAATGCATAGATCAGTCATACTGGCAGCGCTACTGACTGGGTGTGCCGCACCCCAGACACAATACGACATGCAGCGCACCGAGGCCACGGTGCACATCAAGGTAGTTGAGCGGATACCGGGCAGGCCGAACTTGTATGGGCTGTCATCCTGCAAAGATGGCGAATGCGAGATATGGATCAGGCGCTCGGTTTATCCGAAGTGCCTGGTGCACGAAATCCGCCACGCATTTGAAGGTGATTTTCACAAAGGGCGCGCAAGCACAGAGGACTGCTTATGAGTTTTGGATTGGAAGTTTGGGACGAGGATGGCGAAAGTGTTTTCTCCATCGGAAGGAAGTACATAAAGATCGTGGGGCGGCATTACGCTCCCGGCGCATCTTCGACAAATGTGCTGGATACCACGTTTGCTATCCCGGGAAGCGTGCCGATGGATGAGCTTGTTTTCCTCACAGCGGATACAGACACCCCACCGCTTTATTACATACTTAATGGGCGGGCGGTAACCATAAGGCATAGACATTCGGGGATAGGAAGCAATCTTGAGCGCTTCCCAGCCGCGCTGTTCTATGGATTTTACGCATGATCTTTGGGCTGGCGGTCTTCAATGAGAGGGGCCAAGGGGTTTTAAATAGCGAAGACACGCCTTTTCGGTTTGTAACCGCAGCGGAGCCTTTTGACGTTGTGCCTACGTCAGGCCGATACCGGTTCCGGAAAAATATAACCGGCAGATACAGCTCTTCTTCGATGATATGTGTCGAAGTGCCGGAGGCTATTCGACCTCTATGGGGTCCCGCATCAACCAGAGGGCATTACAGGGTCGCTGTGGAGGGCGGCATCACCTACTTATACCTTACGTCCGGCGGCTGGGATTTGTTCTCAAGCGTGCCCAGCCAGATGCCCGTCTTTTATATTGTGGACAGGCTGCGGCCGACTCAGCAGGCGACTGGATTTGGCTTGAATGTATCGGACGCAAGCGGCAGCCCGCTGTTCAACTCATCAACCCCGCTTGCCCAGGTTGAGGATGTGGTGCAGGTCACTCCTTCGCCCGCTGTCATCGAGGCGATTGCTAACCTGGGCTCTGCCGAGGGCCGGATATGCATAGTGGAGAACGTCGCCGGCGGGGTTTCAACGTTCAGGTATAGATATTCCGGCGGTGGCGGCGTCACAATAACCCAGTGGTACTCCATAGACGTTGCGCGGGTGGGAGCAGACTTCCAGGCGACAACTGTTTTCTGGGATGAGGAGACTGGGCAATCCCCGACACAGGCGCCCTGGATAATTCCTTTGAGGTGCATTCTCCTGAAAAGGCCAATCAAGCCCTACGGATGGTGAAGCTCCGACCGCCCTGCCCCACAACCCAAAAATGCTAAACTGCCCACAAAGCAACAGCAAAAATTAAAGAGGAACAAACCATGTGGTACTCATCCGGCACAGTATCAGCCACCGACGACAGCAACATCATCACCGGCACCGGCACCGCCTTTCTCGCCAACGTGCGCATCGGCGACGGCATCACCATCGAAGGCAGCACATCACTGCACGAGGTGATCGGCATCGCCAGCAACACGCAGCTCACCATCAATCCTGCTTATACGGGAACCACAGGAGCTGGCAAGCAATACGCAGTTGCACCGATTTTGGGCTATGACAAAGACCTGTCCGATGCCTTCAACCAGCTACGGCTACAGTTTGGGGATCAGCTGTCGAGCTTGCAGCCCTGGGCGTATGCGGCTACTGCGGGTGCTGCGCTGGACGCGCTAGGCTTTAGTGTTAGCGGCAAGAGTGTCGCCACGGGGACACCCGCGCAGGGTAGGGCGGGTTTGGGGCTGGGAACAGCTGCCACAGCCGATGTCACCACGACAGACACTGATCCTACATCCGGGAGAGTGATGAAGGTGGGGGATTTTGGTATTGGGTCCGATAGTGCAATACCATACCCCCATAGCAGTCTGGATAATATTGATGGGGTGAGAAGTGGGATTTATCGGGCTTCTGGTGAGGTTGGGGCGCCTAATTCGAGCATTGTCCTTCACCTGAACTACTCTCATGATAATGTCATCCAATACGCGTTTGAGCACACCTACAACCAAAAAATTTGGCACAGGGTGTATTATGATGGCGAATGGACCGACTGGGGAGTGGTGTACGATAAGGAATTTGTTTCCCAACAAACAGGGACCTCTACTACTAGAGTGATGAGCCAGAAAGCTGTTACTGACGCTCTCGAAACTAAAGCCGGTACTTCCATAGCCACTCAGTCTGCTAATGGACTGATGAGTTCGACTGATAAGCAAAAATCTGACTATGGTATTGTGCCACTGGTTATTGACATCAACTCCTCTAGAACCTTGGACACCAATCACCTAGGAAAAATGCTCTATGCCTCCGGGAACACTCCTATTACTTTGACTCTTCCGAGCGAAGTGCCAGAAGGCTCTACAATTATTTTCTTCTGCTATGGCGGAGGACGATTGACTCTCGCTGGACCGAACCTGAGGATCCCAGAGGGGAAGGTGGCAAAGAACCGAACGACCAGATCAACCATCGCAGCACACTATCATGCAAATGGATGGGCAATCATGGGCGACTTGAAAGACGCCTAATAAGGATAAGTTATGATTAGCAGCTTGCTTTTAGGGGTTACTGCTTCCTCCAACAGTTCCTCAGAAAATGGTTCTGGAGGAGAAGCTATCTATCAAGTGGGGGTGGCTCATTACACTAGTCAACATCTCCCCGGAGTTGAGGTAGGGAAAGGTGTTTTAGGTTCGGTGACTCCGGGGTCTGGGGTTGCTTTGCAGCTGCCAGTAGAAACGGCCCCGCGCACCCGTGACGTGCAAAGCACCATAGGAATCGTGCAACTTGCTACAGATCGGTGGCGCATGTTTGGAGACTCGGCCGATGCTTAGCATGTTAGTGGGGGTAGTGGCATCTGGGGGGCGTAGCTCAGAGCCAGAGGAGGTGACATACTCTATTAATGTGGGGCAGGAGTCCTCACCCCAACCGGGGGAAAATGCTGCTTTTCGAGGGGGAGGTCAAGCATCCGCTGGCACAGTGGCTGTCACTTTAGGAGAGGTACACCCAACAAATATCCGACTGGAGGACCTATGAATAGCAAAACCAAAGTTATTGCCGCAAACGTCGTCGGCATCCTCGTGCTGGCGTTGGGGATGTTCGGCATCGACGTGCCACCGGAGCAGCAGACACAGATCGTTGCAGGGCTCGGCGCTACTGGGTGCGTCATTAATTCCGTGCTGGCAAGCTGGGGGGAATCGCGTGGACATGCATAGGGCAAACACTCTTACCTGGGCGGGGGTGTGGCTGGCCGCCTTGCTCCTGCTGCTGATGGGCTGCCAGTCCGCGCCCGCCACCCCCGAGGAGGCCATCGGGCGGACCTACACCACCATCACCACGGTGGCGGAGGCGACCATCGAGGCGCACACCGCCGGGGCGATCAACGACGCGCAGGCCCGGCGCATGTGGCAGGAGCTGCAGCAGGCGGTCAGCCTGACCGAGACCGCCCAGGTGGCGCTAGCCGCCGGGGAGTCCGCCGAGGGCCCACTGCGGCGCGCCCAGGCCATCCTGCAGACCGTCGTGGACATTCTGGAGGCGTCCAACCATGAGTAACACAGCAAGCGTACTGATCGCACTGACCCAGGCCCTGTCCCTGGTGAACGTCCTGGTGCGGATGAGTGACAACGAGCGGGAGCTGCGCGAGCTGGTGGCCAAGGCCGCCGCCGAGGGCCGTACCCTGAACAAAGACGAACTGGACCAGCTGCGGGGGCGGGCGCAGGACGCCATCGACCGGCTGGGGGAGCAGCTGCCATGAGACGACTGTGGAACTTCCTGGACTACCACCACGTGAGCCTGTACCTCGGCACCATCATCGTGCTGGGGCTGCTGGTCGTCATGTCCGCCGCGCATGCGGATGAGGACTGCGGCTCGCCGGTGTGCGTGCTGCTGGAGTGGGAAGCGCCGTGACTTGGGTGGCAGTGGTAGGCGTGTTGGCCGCTACGATGGTGCCGCTATGACCAAAATGCGCGACAAGCCCCGTCCTTTAGGGCGGGGTGGATGTCAACAACAGCACATTCCCGGAGAATACTGCTTGCCGAGACAATAATTAACCGCTGTATGGTTTTGTAGTTCAATCAAAACCGGAGTATCGTATGAGCACATACAACAGGGGGGCAAATGGAGGAAAAAATGTCGGATAACACCGTTAGCGCTGCGAGCTATGCCGGCGCTGCTGTCTCGGTGATTGCCGGGCTGACCCTAACGGAATGGGGGGTTGTCGTTGGAATCATTACTGCCCTGGTCACGCTTGGCTTCAATGTAGTGTATCGGGTAAAGCAGGACCGCAGGGAGCAGGCCCGACATGATTTCCTGATGGAAAAGCTGAGCGATAGCTCCATTGCTGATGTCAGCCCCTCCCCCGGAAAATGGGAGGCTTAAGCAACAAGGAGAGGTGCCGCCATGAGATCCCCGCCCGCCGCGCCGCGCATTGTTGGAGTGTCTGTGCCGTGAGACTAGCGCCAAACTTCTTTCTGCAGGAGTTCACGCGCAGCAGCGCAGCTGCAGAGATTGGAGTCCATAACTCCCCGCCGCCGGAGGTCCTTCCTCGTCTGCACTACGTAGCCCTCTGGCTGCAGCAGCTGCGGGATGAGTTGGGGGAGCCGGTTATTGTGAGCAGCGGGTATCGGTCGAGCGAGGTCAACGAAGCTGTCGGAGGGAGCCCCAGCAGCGATCACCTGACCGGGCTTGCTGCTGACTTCTACTGCCCGCACAGGTCGGCAGCGGAGGTATACCGGATCATCCAGGCGCTGCCCTGGGCGCATTATGACCAGCTGATTCTGTACCCCGGCCATGTGCATGTCGGGCTGGGCGCCCCGATGCGTGGGCAGGCCTGGAGGCAGGCATAAAAAAGCCCCTCGGGGTTTGGGCGAGGGGCAAAGATAGGAGCAAGTGCATCCATGAACGCCTTCAGTATAGGAGGGGTGCATCGATGTGGCAAGCGCTCATTCCACCCCCTCCACCTCGGCCAGCAGCCTGGCCAGCTTTGCCACGGTCACAGGAACCGCGCGCGTGCCGGCCTCCCAGCGCGCGACACTGACCCGGTGCGCCCCCAGGGCCCGCCCCATCTCGGCCTGGGTGAGACCCAGGCTATTGCGGATTCGTCTCAGCTCGGATGGCTTCATTTTGTTGCCTCCTCAGAAGTTAGCGGCTGCGAACTCGGCCAGTTCGGCCGCCTTGCTGTCCAGGTTTTGCGGGTAGTAGGGGCTGCCGCTCCCGCAGCGGCCGCGGGTGGCTTCGATCAGAAACCAGTCGTTGGCTCCCCTCTGGAGCACGACTTTCGTGCTCTCGGGGATCCCCCGGTAACTGCCGGGGAATGACTGGGCGTGGATGTCCACCCACACGTTGAGGCCGCGCCAGTCCTTTTTGTGCAGGATCTGGGACAGCTTGGTCTCGATCTCCTCGATGGCCTCGGCCAAGTCGGCCGCGTCAATAGTGCGCGCCCTGGCGCGGTGCTGGACCGCGTCGAGGGTGGTGTTGATGGCGGCGGTGTTGTTGGTGTTGATGCGCATTGTGCTCTCCTTTTTGTCTGTTTCCCTAACCTTCAATTACATTATAGTAGCCGCGGGCTACAATGTAAAGGAAAAAATAGCCCCGGAACCACTGCGAGGAAGGGGTGGTGGCCCGGGGCGGTGTCGCTCGCGGAAAGGGACCCGAAAAAGTGGCCGAATGACCGCGGTGGCCAGCCGCTAGACAGCGCAGGAGAGCGCCTGGTCGATGCCTGAGGGGCTAGTCAAAGATAGCCCCGATCATCGCCTGGTGTCAATCATCTGGCAGCCTGGCCTGCCTCAAGACCTGTCGCATGGCGTCCTTGAGGCTTTTGCTGGTGGCGGACAGAGTTTCGTGGCTGTCTGACAGAGCCACGTGGGCTCCCCAGGGCGAGCCCTTCCACCTCACCTCCTCCTCGGCATCAAGTAAACATCAAACCCGCAATCGATAAGCTCCCGATCCACGACCATCGACCACAGCTCTCCTGCTGCCAAGTCGATGCATGCTCCCAGCGATACTGACCGCTCGGGCCTGATATCGCTCTCCAGCCGCTCCACTTCCTCGCCCTTTTGCACCTCTGCCCACAGCGACGCCATCCATCGTGCTCTACCCCGGATGCGGCCCAGGGTTTTGGGCTGGCCCCGCGTGAAAGTCCAGGTTGCTAGTTTCCTCATCACCGGTCTCCTTTTCGTCCAATGTCGGCCCTACCGCCGGCCCCGCTCCCGCTCCTGCATCTCCATCCTGCTGATCTCCATCCACGTCGGGCGGCGTATAGCGTCCTGCCCCGATGCTGAGTATGGCAGGCGGGTGATTTTCCCCCCTGCGGCCAGGTAGGCCTCCACGTCCTTCGAGATCCGCTGCCGGTCCTTTTCTCTATTCTTCACTGACGTCCTCCATCGCTTTTATCAGTGCTGTGATCAGCCCCGCCACCTCACCGGGGCTGACCTCGATCAGCGCCTGGTCCTGCTCGATCTCGATCACTGGGGCAGGACCCATCGGCACGGCCCGCACGCGTATTTTCTCGTCCTCGGGCCACTTTTCGGTATCTACCACGAACCAGTCCCCGCAGCCGGACAACTTGATTCCGTCCCAGTCACTCATTGCCATCCCTCCACAGCTCGATAATCAGCCAAAATGCTGTGGCTGACAGGGCAAACAGGGCGAATACCATCAGGTTTGTCATCATGGCTTCACCCTCACAAGCTGCGCAGGCATTGAACGTGCATTTCGTCACGGTACTTCGCTGCGGCATATCGCTTGCCCTCCGGGCTGGCATGCCTGGGATGCTCATATGCCCGGATGACTAGATCGCGCACGGCCCACCGCGTGTCTCGGTACTGCTGTGCGCTCACGCTTTCTCGCCACGCTTCGTCGACCACGCTCAGAGCGTGGGACATGTCCATGCCCCCTTGGTGGGCGGACATGATCATGTGCGACGCCTGGGCCATGACGGCACAGAATTCTTCGTTCAGCTTCTGCCCCGCGGTTGCGGACACGCTTACCGCCAGGGCGGCTGCAATTGCTGCTCTCTTGATCATTCCTCGCACCCCCCTCGATATGCCGGCCAGTGCCCCTGCTCCACCATCTCGCAGTAGTGGGCCTGCTCTTGCAGGGCCGCCTCGTAGTCCATGCGGCCAGTGACGCCGGCCATGATCATCAGGACTGCGATTGCAGCAGCCCAGGTTAGTCTGTTCAATCCTCTCCCCTCCAGCCCGTCGGTTCCGCTGGCGATACTTCGATGATTTTCTGGAGGATGGGCTTCCAGTTTTTCCACCACATGAGACCTCCCTTGCCGTCCATCCTCAATATTTTCTTATCATCGAAACCCCACCAATCCTCTATGGGAAACTGCTTGCAGCCAATTTGAAGGGCCTCAGCCGTGTATGCCACGGCATATGTCCCACATTGCAGGCTCTTTATGTGACGGTTGTCGCCGGCGGCGTCCCACAGGGTTGCACCGCGCAGGTTTGCCCCGCGCAGGTTTGCCCAGCGCAGGTTTGCCCAGCGCAGGTTTGCCCCGCTCAGGTCTGCGCCGCGCAGGTTTGCCTCGCGCAGGTCTGCCCTCTCCCCTTCTTTCCCTGCCGACTCTAGCCACAGGGAATGCCGCTCAAGTACATCCATGAGATCGATCATTGCTCCACCCCCCAAACTACCCACCAGCTCCCGCCGGCTTTGAACACCTTGGCGTGCCTGACGCGCGCCCCTGAGACGAAATCCTCGGCGGCGTCGCGGCTGCCGAATCTGGCGCGCTGGACTGTCATGGCGACACCTCCACCCAGCCGGCGTGGCGGAAAACGGCGACCTTCCGGACGCTTCCGTCTGGCTGGGTTTCCTCGATCTCCTCCGCGCGCGGGGCAGAGCCCTTCTCGCCAAAGATGGCCCGCAGCAGCTTTTCCTCGGGGGTTACTGGGGCCCCGCAGGCGTGGAGCTCCGACAGGGCTCCATTCTCGCTGTCGTGCCAGCTCAGCACCTGGCCGTTGGCGATGACTTCCCACCGGCCCTCTTCCTCGCAGAAGCCTATGATCATGGTGCTTCTCCTTTTTGTCTGCTCCCTAACCTTCAATTACATTATAGTAGCCGCGGGCTACACCGTCAAGCGGTAATCCGAGTTATTTCACCTCTGCTCACGCAGCCTCCATCACTGCACTGATGATCCGGGACGCTGGCACCGGGCAGACTGCATTGCCCAGCATGTGTACGGACAGGCGGTGCTGCTTCGGCAGCCGGTAGCCCCGAGGGAAGGTCATCGCATCGCGGACTTCATCCCGGCTGATCATTCGCATGCGGTCGCCATCGATGATCGCCCACCTGTCGCGCGTCGTGATTGTGCCGATGGGCCGGTCCAGGCTTCTGCCTCCGCGGCTGTTTCCGTAGTAGCTGATCAAGAAGCGCTCCCCGTGCTGCTGCCTGCCCTGCGCCACCCTCTCCAGCGTTGACTGGGCCCGACCTCGACGGTCGATCTTGCTCCAGCGCCCCTCGCCTAGCCGCAGGAACGACCTGGCTGGGATGTGCGCCTCGGGCTGCAGGTCGAGCATGAGTGGGGCCCTGCTGCGGGTCAGCACGATGAACAGCCGCACTCGGTTTTGCGGGGCCCCATGATCTGCAGCGTCAATCACATGTGGGCTGACAGCATAGCCGAGTGACTCCATCGCCATTTTCCACGCTGGGTAGAGTGACCAGCGGGTGAACTCAGGCACATTCTCCACAATGATCGCCCGCGGCCGGTGGAACTCCGCGGCTGAGACCACTGCCCAGGCGGTCGAGCGGCTGGCATCGTGCTGAGGGTTGCCGATCTCCTTGCCCCGCGCCCGGGAGTGGCCCTGGCAGCAGGGGCTCGCCAACATCAGGTCATGTGGGGGCACCTGCTCCCAGTCGGCCTGGTGCAAGTCCTGGGTGACGTGCTCTGCGTCGGGGTGGTTTTTCGCGTGATATCGAACGGCCTCGGGCCAGTGGTTTGCGGCCCAGACCACCTCGGCCCCGGCCATGGTTGCGCCGGTGCTGAATCCACCAGCGCCAGCAAACAGATCAATTACTCTCATGATTCACCCCATCCATATGCCTCATTGCTGCCCCCTCCCCGTATCATGGATTGCCCGCTCCAGCAGGCTCATAAGCTCCAGCGCGCCGGCTCGGTCCATCTCGACGGCGACGTGGCCTCCGCCATGGATTGCTACGACCCGAATAACTCCAGGGTCGGAGTATTCGGACAGGAACATATCCGTCTCATTTCCCAGCCGGATTGTAATGTCGTGGGTCATTTCCACTCTCCTTTTCGTCTGTCGTTCTCTGATTGCTCTTTGCGTGCCAGGGTGATCTCCAGCAGCGCCAGGACGTTCCAGGCCTCGTGAGCCAAGTGCAGCAGACCCGACTCCGGGTCGGTGTCTTCCAGCTCTCCTGCCAGCCGGTGCCGGTCCCCGGCATCGCGGTAGCGGGCAAGCGCACGGGGCACTGATCTCCACCCGTCTTCGGTGTACTTTGAGGCGCCGTATGTTGCCACTTCTGACACCGCCAGGACGGCCCTGGCGAACCCCCCGAGGACCAGGGCGGGCCTGACCTTGCCGGCGTCGGCTTTTGCTCCAGGTGTGTTCAGGGGGCGGTTGTGGGGGTCTGACTCGATCATGGGTGTGTGCTGCTCCTCAGGCATCGAAATCCAAGCATATCCTGATCGCTTTCCAGTGTACAGACAATTTACCAAAATGCGGAACAAAAATCGCCGCAGCTCGGTGGAACAATGGGCACCCCCCCCCTTAGGGGGGGGTGTGCCCTTTTTGTTCCGCTCCGACCTGCCCTGCCCCCCCATCCGTTCCGAGCGCGTTCCAGGGCGTTCCGAATTTTCTGCCATTTTTTATAAGTGCATGATTCTAAAGGCGAAAAAGCGGAACAATCCGGAATGTTCCGAAATGTTCCGAGCGTTCCGAGGTGCTGTTTTCAGGCCCCTGGCGGGGATGCTGCGGAACGCGCGGAACGCGGCGGAACATTTGCGATGTTCCGCTTTTTTCCGCTTGGAATCATACACATATAAAATCGTCATATTTTTGGCGCTTTTGCGTCTGTACTTTCTAGTGCGTCTAGGATTAAGCTTTATTGGCGCCTAGCCGGCGGGTAGCTCCCGCTGGCGAAAACGGGTCACCCGTCCCCGCTGGCGCACCTTTTTCTGACGGAGGAGACAAAGGACGGAGCATGGGAAACATCGCAAACCTGTTCGGCGGCGCATATGTGCCGAGGCCGGACGGGACACCACCACCCAGGCCGGAGCAGCAGCTTTATGAGGCGCTCTGCGAGCTGGGACAGATCGACATGGCGCCATCTGACATTGTCGCCGATGGCGAAATCCACCGGTTTCGGATCGATGGAAAGCGAGGGGAAAACGGCTGGTACGTCCTGTATGGGGATGGAGTGCCAGCCGGCGCGTACGGAGATTGGGCTACCGGCCAGACCGGCGAGTTTGTCGCCGATATGGGGCGCCAGCTCACGAGCCTGGAGCAGATGCGCAACGCCCAGCGGGTAGCCGAGGCCCGTCAGGCAAGGGACAGAGCACGCACGGCCAGGTCAAGCGCCGCCATGGAGGTCGCCAGCGCGGTGTGGGAGCAGGCGGAGCCGGCAGGGGATAGACACCCATACCTGGAGTCAAAAGGGATCGGCGCCAGCAATGCCAGGGTGGGCAGCGATGGCCGCCTGCTAGTGCCGATGCGCGGTATGGATGGGGACCTGGTGAGCCTGCAGTATATTGCAGACGATGGGTCTAAGCGCTTCCACCGAGGGGCCCCGGCGGGGGATGGGCACTACCGGGCGGGACCGGAGCCTGACGGGCTGGCGTACGTTGTCGAGGGGTTCGCCGATGCCGAGACTATCCACCAGACGATCGGCGCCACTGCCTACGCCGCGCTATCCGCTGACGCCATCCCCTCCTTGGCGCGCCGGATCCGGGAGCGATACGGAGAGCTGCTCCAAATTGTAGTGGTAGCGGATAATGACAGCTCGGGAGCCGGCGCCAAGGCTGCCAAGGCTGCGGCCGAGTCGACTGGCAGCCGCACGGTACACGTCCCAGACCCTGGTGATATCAATGATTACTACTGCGCCGGCGGTGACGTTGCAGGCCTGCTGCAGCCCGACCCCGAGCCAGGCTTCCTGGTCCATGCGTCCGAGTTCATCCAGCAGCCGGCGCCGATCCAGTGGTTGATCAAGGGATGGCTGCAGCGTGATGCAATGATGATGCTGTTCGGGCCCTCCGGCGCGGGCAAGTCGTTCATTGCCATCGACCACGCCTGCCACATTGCCGCAGGCCTGGAGGAGTGGAACGGCTGCCGAGTGCGGGGCGGGCCGGTCATATACCTGGCCGGGGAGGGCCATCACGGCATGCGGGCCAGGATCGCCGGGTGGATGGATGCGCACGGGAGCCCACCCCTCGACATGTATATTAGCCAGCACGGCGCCGACCTGAACACCGCGGCTGGGTATTCCCAGGTGGTCGAGGCAATCGCCGCAACTGGGGCGCAGCCGGTATTGATCATCGTCGATACATTGCACCGCTTCCTGCACGGCGACGAAAATAGCGCCGAGGACGCCAGGACCATGATCGACGCATGCAATTCGCTCATGCGCCATTTTGGTTGCTCGGTGCAGCTGGTGCACCACACTGGAGTATCGCCCGAGGCCCAGAAGCGGGGGCGGGGCAGCAGCGCCTGGAAGGGGGCCCTCGATATCGAGCTGTGCGTTGACGGGTCGGTGCTGTCGCAGACTAAGACCAAGGACAGCGAGCCAGTCGAGGCGCTGAACTACTCGCTGGAGTCGCACCCTGTGCCGGGCTGGGTAGATGAGGACGGAGAGCAGGTTACCACCGCCTTGGTCCACATCGGGGGGGTGGCGCCAACGGTGGACGATTTGGCGAAGGAAAAGAATGTCATCCTCAGCGCCTGGGAGTTTTCCGGCTGCGACCTATCTGATAGTGGCCTGCCTTATATCAGCTCCGCCGCCCTGGAGCGCTGGCTATACCATCCCGACGGCGGGGGCCTGTCGACCAGCACTGCTGAGCGCTATGCCAGGTCAGCCGGGAGCCGGAGGGGTGGGGAGCTGATCAGCACCGGCTACCTGGACCGGTACCGCGATGGGTATGTTGTCCGCTGCGAGGAGTCGCTGACTCAGTACATGCTGATCCGGCAGGGGCGGGCGGGGAAATAAAGATGCCGCAAAGGTATTTACAATCGTAGGCGATGTGATTTACTATTGTCATTGAGGCCGCCAAACCAGATTTGCTGACCGAGGCGGCAAAACGAGGGTTAGAACATGATCCAGTTAAAAAGCACGTCGGACATTGCGTCCGACGGCATGAAGGTGCTCGTCTACGGGCAGGCCGGGGCGGGGAAAACCTCGCTGATCCCGACCCTGCCAAGCCCCGTCGTCCTGTCCGCCGAGGGCGGGCTGCTGTCGATCAGCCAGCACAACATTCCGTACATCGAAATATCGACACTGGATGATCTGGCAAAGGCGTACCAGTGGCTGACCGGGTCCGAGGAGGCCAGGCAGTTCCAGTCTGTAGCACTGGACTCCATCAGCGAGGTGGCCGAGGTAGTGCTGGCCCACGAGCTGAGGGCCAACAAGGACGGGCGCGCAGCGTACGGCGAATTGAATCAGAAAATGGGGGCCATGATCCGCACGTTCCGAGACTTGCCGGGCAAGCACGTGTACTTCAGCGCCAAGCTTGAAAAGGCGCAGGACGAAATGGGAAGGATCCTGTACTCGCCGTCCATGCCGGGCAAGTCACTGACCCAGCAGCTGCCCTACTTCTTCGACTTTGTGTTCCCGCTGAGAGTCGAAAAGGACCAGGACGGCAATACGCAGCGGGCAATCATGACAGACAGCGACGGCCTGTGGTTAGCAAAGAGCCGGGGGCAGGGCCTGGCCCCGTGGGAGGCGCCAGACCTTGGCGCCATTATCAGCAAGGTATCTGGAGGCGAGCAATGAGCGAAGACATGATTGCCCTGCTGCGTAAGATCGAGTGGGCGCGCTCCGAGGAGAGAAATGCCGCTAACACGCGCCGCAAGCTGGAGGACCAGCTTGTGCAAATGCTGGAGGTTCCCGAGACCCTGGAGGGCGTCGAGACGATCGACAACGGGGTGGCCGAGATCAAGGTCACCGGCCGGATCAACCGGCGTATCGACAGCGACCTGCTGCAGGAGCTGGCGCACGAAGCAGGTGTGTTTGACCACCTGCAGACACTGTTTCGCTGGCGCCCCAGCATCGACATGCGGGCGTGGCGGGCAGCGGATCCATCCATCACCGAGCCGCTGATGGCGGCAATCACGGCCAAGCCTGGCCGACCGAGCATCGCAATCAAGTTTACTGACGACACCGAGGAGAAGTGAAATGATGAACAACAACATGGGCAACCTTGGCCAGGGATTCAGCGTAGACCAGCTCCCGCAGGACGACAGCTTCGACACGATTCCCGCGGGCTGGTACAACGCCAAGATCACCGAGAGCGAGTTACGGGACACCCGCGCGGGCACCGGGCAGTACATCCAGGTTCGGTTCGACATCACCGGGCCTCAGCAGGCCGGACGCGTGATGTTCGACAATCTGAACATCCGCAACCCCAGCGAGGTCGCCGAGCGGATCGGGCTGCAGCAGCTGAACAGCCTGCTGACCGCCTGTGGGCTGGCGTCTATCACTGACACCAGCCAGCTGATTGGGCATGACGTCCAGATCCAGGTATCGCGCACCGAGGACAGCTCGCAGTACGCCGATGTGAATGGATTCCGGAATGATGTCAAGGCCTACCGGGCCGTGGGCGGCGGCAGTGCCGCGCCGATGCCACAGCAGCAGCAGGCGCAGCAAATGCAACAATCCCCGCAGCAAATGCAACAGCAGGCAGCGCAGCAGCCCGCCCCCCAGCAGACCCCGCCATGGCAGCAGTGAGGGCCTGACCAGGATCGAAACCAGGCCCAGCACTGCTGGGCCTTTTCATCTGAGGGGGAGAAATGTCAAAAATACCACCACCCATCCACGCCACGGTGTCCAGGATCGACGCTTACCACCAGGCCCGCCAAGATCCGCCACGCGCCCATTTCGGCGCTAGCCAGCTGGGCGATGAGGACCAGCAGGGGCAGTGGCTACGGTTTCGCTGGGCGTTCGAGGAGGCGCACAGTGGGCGCCTGCTGCGCCTGTTCCGACGCGGGCACATGGAGGAGCACACCGTGGTCAGCGACCTGCGCGCCATCGGCTGCGATCTGGCCCACGTGCTGGATGACCAGCTGGTCATTGACTACGGGGCGCACATCAAAGGATCGCCAGACGGGATCATCCTGAGCGGGCTTCCCGAGGCGCCAAGCAAGCCACACATGCTGGAAATCAAGACCGCCAGCAGGAAGCGTTTTGAGGAGATGAGGCAGCAGGGGGTAGAGCGAAGCAACCCGACATACTGGGTGCAGGCCCATACCTACATGTACGGCCTGAACAATCACGCCGGCATCAGGCTGGATCGCTGCATGTTCATCGCGGTCTGCAAGGATGACGATTCCATTTACACCGAGCGGATCGAGTATGACGCGTCGGTGGCCGAGCGATATCTAGCACGAGGCCGGCAGGTCACAATGTCCCGGCGCATGCCCGAGCCGACGTACCTGGACCCCGCTTTTTACCGCGCCAGGTGGTCGCCCTTCTACGCCGCGTACTTCCCTCGGTCCGCCACCTCTCACCACATGGGCCGGCTGCGCGTGCAGCGGGAGGGGGAGGGGCTTTGGGCGCGGGTCGGAATCAACTGCCGCACATGCGAGTACATCGAGCCCCTGGAGTCAGGAGAGTGGCGCTGCAACCTATACGCCAGCGAGGTGCCGCTGGAGTTCCAGCGCCAGGGATGTGATAGACATGAGATGCATGGCGACATTGTACGGCTGATCGAGCAGGGCAATAACGAGGGAAGGCGATGAGCAGGCTGCAGTTGCGGGACTATCAGCAGCGGTCAATCGACATGCTGTATCAGTGGTTTCGCGATAATCCGACAGGCAATCCATGCCTGGTCCTGCCGACCGGGGCCGGCAAAAGCCTGATCGTGGCGGAGCTGTGCAGGGACGCACTGCAGAGCTGGCCGGAGACAAGGATACTGATGCTGACCCACCAGGCGGAGCTGATCGCGCAGAATGCCGAGCGCATGCTGCAGCTGTGGCCGAACGCCCCGATGGGGGTCTATAGCGCCAGCCTCCGACGCAGGCAGCTTGGCCACCCCATTACCTTTGCCGGGATTGGCAGCGTGCGGACCAGGGCCAGCCAGATCGGCCACGTTGACCTTGTCCTGGTGGATGAGAGCCACCGGATAAGCGGACGGCAGGAGGGCAGCTATCGAGCACTGATCGGAGACCTGACCGCCATCAACCCATCCCTGCGGGTGATCGGGCTCACCGCCACGCCATACCGGCTGGGCCAGGGGTATGTGACCGATGGGGAGCATGCGCTGTTTTCCGAGCTGATCGAGCCGGTCACAACCGCCGAGCTGATCGACAACGGGTATCTGTGCCCGCTGCGGAGCAAAGCAACCGAGACCCAGTATGACCTGACCGGAACCCGCACCAGGGCGGGGGAGTACGTGCAGCGGGACCTGCAGGCCGCGGTGGGGATATCGCTAACCAACCGGGAGGCGGTGGAGGAGATCGTAAGGCGCGCGGAGGGTCGGCAGTCCTGGCTGGTCTTTTGCGCCGGGGTCGAACACGCCAGCCAGGTCGCCGAATACTTGCGCGACCTCGGGGTGTCCGCCGAGGCGGTCACCGGCAAGACCCCGGCAGCGCAGCGCCGTGAGGCGTTGAGCGACTTCCAGGCCGGTAGAATCACGGCCCTGACCAACTGTGACGTGCTGACAACAGGGTTCGATCACCCCGGCATCGACCTCATCGCCCTGATGCGCCCGACCTTGTCTCCCGGGCTCTACATTCAGATGGTGGGCCGGGGTCTCCGGATCAGCCCCGCGAAGCAAAGCTGCCTGGTCCTGGATTTCGCGGGCAATATCTCACGCCATGGGCCGGTCACCAATGTAGTTACGCCCCGACCGCCCGGACAGGGGGGTGGGCCGCCGCCCGCGAAGGAGTGCCCGGAGTGTGCGGAGCTGGTGCACACCAGCGTCATGGTCTGCCCGGAGTGCGGGCACCAGTGGGAGAGCGCCGAGCGCCGCTACACTCTTGCGAGCGATGACATTATGGGCAGGGAGCCGCTGAGAATGGAGCTATCCGGCTGGTCATGGAAGGTCCACACCGGCCGCAGGAGCGGCAGCCGCATGCTGCTGGTGACCTATTACGGGGCTGACCTGTCATCGAGGCCCGTGCGGGAATACATCACGCTGGGGTATGGCGGGTGGGCCGGTCAGAAGGCGGCCAGGACCATGGCGGGGATCGTAAATCACAGCCTGTCGGACCCATCCATGCTCCGCAAAATGGTGGGGGATGACGGAGGGCCTGACCTGGACCGAGTGGTGGAGATCATGGAGCAGCACGCCACGGCGCCATCGGCAATCGAGTACCAGATAGATGGGAAGTTCCACCGGGTGATTGATAGGATGTGGGGCATTGACGATATACAGGAGGCGCAATAATGACATACAGGCACGCAGAGAAAATAAAGAGGGTCAGGGATAAGATATCGGAGCCAAGGGAGGTGCCAAGGAGCTGCGCAACCTGCGAGTACATGGCGGATGATGGGCTATGCACGGAGTATAACAGCAGGCCCCCGCTGGAGTATGTTACCCAGGAAAACGATTGCCACAAGTGGATAATGTTCATACCATTTTAACTGTATAGGCAATACACCGAGACACATCAAACGAGCTAAAGAGGACGGATATGAGCAGAAGCAGAATTCCACGACTGCGATACAAGCGCAGGATGGCCACCTATCGCCTGCCAGAGTTTCTCATCGAGCGCATGAAGCAAGAGGATATCAGTCAGACCCAGCTGGTGGAGACGGCCGTAATGCACTACCTACGCATGGAGTACCCGCACGAGCACCCCGATAACGAGTGTCATGAAAGGTGGCTGAGATGACCGGAAAAGCGCCCACAGAGGCGCAAGAGCAGGCAGAGCTGGTGGGGTGGTATGACGCCACGTATCGGTGCGAAAGGACTCGCCACCGGCTGTTCATGATCCCCAACGGCACCCACCTGGCGGGCGGGCCCCGCCAGAGGGCTGCGCAGGCGTCCAGGCTGAAGGCACAGGGGCAGCGCAATGGGGCCCCTGACCTGATGCTGCCCATCGCCATTGGCGGGCACCACGGGCTGTTTATCGAAATGAAAAGGCGCAAGGGCGGGAGGGTTTCATCAGCGCAGGATCGCAGGCTCCAAATGCATCGTGATGACGGGTACCGGGCCGAGGTCTGCAACGGCGCCGATGAGGCGAAGCAGGTCATTGCCGAGTACCTGGCGGGGCTCTGACGAGCATGATCCCAGAGCACTGCTGTATTGACGACATTCCGTGGATCAGGGGGCAGGTCGCCCAGCTGATCCCCATCCGGCGCATGAGAGCAGCGAGCGAATACTCCAGGGTATATCAGCAGGCCCACGACGCCGAAACGGTAGACCACGCCAGGGTCGCAACGGCCCGATTCCACGCCAATACCAGGCTCAGGAAGTACGTCGAAAGAGCAAAAAGCGCGGAACACCCCTGAAATTCCGGAACATTCGCGGAACATTTCGGAACAAAATCCGTAAACCCTTTTCCAATAAGGAGTTTTTCCGCGCAAAAACCGAAATTTCACCAACCGGTAAGTGCCAAAAAGGGCTCCGGAACGCTCGGAACACCTCGGAACATTCCGGAACGTTCCGAAGTGTTCCGGTTATTCCCCATTAAAATCAACGACTTATGAAATTGATCATTTTTTGATCAACGGAAGGGGGGGCAAAACACTTGACGGCACGGTACGGCATGGGTTACGCTCCTTTAGGAGCGTACCCAATGCGTTCCGCCGTCAATGCGGCGGTTTTTGATCCACCCGTCAAGAAACCGGCACCCATGCCGGTTTTTTTACGTCAGCAGAAAATAGAATGAGAAAAGGGCAGGCTGAGGGCGAGCAGGCCAGGACCACATGGCGCCACCCGTAGACGCCGGGAGCCGGACGGTCAGGCAGTAGACCGGAGCAGCATCCGAGTATACAATTATGATATACAGTTTGAGGGGTAACGGAGATGGCTAATCAATTCACCGAACGAAGGGTGGCGTGGGCGGGGGGCGGAAAAATGATCAAATTCAAACGCCTGAACGAAAACGCGATCCTGCCCACCAGGGGGACGCCCGGCAGCGCCGGGATCGACCTGTATGCGGCTCATCGAGGCCTGGTCGCGGCCGGGGAAAGGCTGGCCGTTGGAACCGGCCTGGCTGTCCAGATCCCGCACGGCCATGTCGGCCTGATCTGGCCGCGGTCTGGACTGGCTGCTCGCAACTCCATCGACACCCTGGCCGGGGTCATCGATAGCGACTACCGGGGTGAGGTCGTGGCGCTGCTGATCAACCACGGCAATCAAGCCCTGGGGATCAGCCCCGGCGACCGCATCGCACAGCTGCTGATCCAGCCCGTAGCGGCGCTGGATCCTGCCTGGGCGGATGAGCTGGACGACACCGAGCGGGCCGATGGCGGGTTTGGGAGTACGGGACAATGAGCGCACCGAAGCAACTGACAATCGCGAAACGCTACGGAATGTCGTTTATCTCCGTGATCAGAATGCTCGACGAGCAGGGCCATAACCTGCAGACCGCGGCGGACGAGATCGGAATGAAGCCCGGCAGCCTGGCTAAGGCAATCGAGGCGGCGGGCATCCAGGGAGTACTGCAGCGAAACCGGCATCTGGCCACGGCCACCATCCGCACGATCATGCGAGCCCAGGACGAGCACGGCGCCCCCATCGAGGAGGTCATACGCTGGTACGCCGAGGCCGGGCACAGCATGGCGTTCACCGCCAGGGCCCTGGGGTTCCGAGTGACCACGTTCCGAGACCTGGTGGAGCGGATGGGCCTGCGGCCTACATTCCGGCCGCGGGAGAAAACCTTGGAGAGCATGGAAGGATCCCGCAGGGTGACCAGGGCCGTGCTGGAGTCTATCCAGCGGGCCCAGCAAGCCGCCGAGAAGACGATCCCACGGGTGGAGTACCAGGGCATTGTCGACACGTACCGAGGGCATGCGGAGCGCCTGGGGGTGGGGCTGACGAAGGTCAGGACACGGAGGAGGAGAAGGCCCGGCGACCTGGAGTACATTTTTCGTCGCAGACACCACCAGGGAAACCAGTATCGTCCGATCCCGGTTGGGCATCCGTGGAGAATGGAGTGACTCACCGAACACTATCCGCCACCACGAGGGTCGGCTCTTATAACAAATCGGTATAGGGATTTGGTTGCACGGGGTCTAGCTGGTAAACCCCGACAGCAAGGCCAGGAAGCGCAATTACTGGGCTGGGTACAGCCGAACACAGCAGAGGTTTTCCAGGGTGCGAGACATGGAGCTTCTGGAGCAGCACCACCCACAAGTGTTTGACGCCCTGCTGTGGGCCCTGGCGGAGGTGCTGCCGGAGCACTGAGCCCTCCCTCCTGGCGTTCAGCACGCCCACCAAAGCAGGGCAAGCAAGCCAGCGCCCCGAGCATAGCCCCAGAACCGCCCAGAACGCCGTATAAGGCGCGATCGGGTGAAGGTATGCCCCAAGGCAGGGGTGGGTGCCAATCGCTCTCAGTCGTCGATTCAGGGACCCTCTGGGGATGGCCGCCCAACCATGGGTGGTCACTGACATTGTGCCCGCCGGGGGCGTTGTGTCGCTTGTGGGCGGCTCTGGCTGCCTGTAAAGAACCTCTCTCCAGTCGGTTGTGCCCAACAGCCTGTCAATCCGGTCTTCACAACTTTTCTGTAGGCGGTCTCTCTCCAAGGGCAGCATTCTGATGAGCGCAGCAAACGGGAAAAGAAGCCAGGCATCAATTTTCCTCGTTAAGGCGATGGCTTCCAGAGTCTCCCATTCAAGTTCGGTGGCATACGGGTCAATAAACATAACGCACCGGTCGCTCTGCCCATGGAAGCGATCTGGGAGTGGTGTGGTATACTGGAATAGAGATTGACGAAAGGGTCAACCTATGGCATGTAAAGGTTGTGAGCGACGGCGCCAGTGGATCAAGAAGTGGGGCAGAGTAGCGTATGAGCGAGCAAGACGAATCAGTCCGAGCAACAGGCCAGCTGCTGCAGCTGATCCTGCAGGAGCAGCGCCAGACCAACCAGCTGCTGCTGATGCTGATTGACGCGTTGGCCGAAGAGGATATCGCGCGCAGCGATGAGCCGTTGCGGTATATGGACGGGAGCCCTCGTGTCTAGGCTAAAGACCCTCCCGCCGAGGCTCGCCAAGGCTCCAGAGCGCAGCCTTGCCCAAGTGAACCCGAGCAGCTGGAGGTCTGGAAAGACATCAACCCAGCGAGGCTACGGATACCGCTGGCAGAAAGAGCGTGAGAGGTTCCTGATGGCTCATCCCCTGTGCCGGTACTGCCAATCTGAGGGAGTCACCAGAGAGGCGACAGTGGTTGACCACATCATCCCTCACCGAGGCGATCAGGCACTTTTCTGGGAACGGAACAACTGGCAGCCTCTGTGCGCATCCTGCCACTCATCGGTGAAGGCGAGGGAAGAGGCCGGCCAGGGGTGACCGGGGGGAGGGTCGCGGCAAAAGGGCGATTCGCTTCTAGAC